TTCGTGACGCTCTGCAACCTCTGTAGCAGTCATGCTCTTGTTTGTAGACGAGAGCATTAAGAACAAGTCCGCGTAGAAGGCACTGTTAATGCGACCACGAACGTCTTGAATGTCGTAAAGCAGACCCTGAAGGTCTGGGTTGACTTGCCACAGAGGACGAATGCCTTGCCCGTTGCCGTCAACTTCAGTGTGACCACCAGGAAGCGTGTCAACTTCCTTGTTCTTCATCAGAGGTGGACCCTGAGTAGGTGGCTGAGTTAGGTGATCTAGGATCTGACCCTTACGGCGCTGCTCATGCTGGAGTTGCTTAACGTCACCAAGGCAAGCCATGCCCGGTGAATTGCCGTAAACGTCCTGACCCGAGACAGACCATCGAGGGACGATAGCCGGGAACCTTTGGAAACCAGACTCCCTCAGAACAGTGTTAATGTCTGAGCCTGTCTTGCCTTGCTCCCAATAAACGGAGCGGAAAGGCATGTCCTTGTTGTTCTTGCGATCTGAATAACGATCCGAGCGAGGCTCGATAGCGTGACAAACCGTGCGCCAGTCCTCCAGGTTACCGTTGCGGAACTGGTTCTGGATGCTGACAGAGACTTTGTCGTATCCAAACTCCTGCACCATTTGCCCGACTGTCATGTCGAACTCACGGTAGATAGCATTAACCCGCTCATTGCTGTCTGTGCTGATGGCGTATTGGCCTGCCGTTAGCACATGATGATGAATGACGCTCTTGAAGTCTGAGACAACAATAGATGCTGCGGTGCCGTATAGAGCACACTCGGAATAGATCCTTGGCAAAGCCCGGTAGGTATTGCTCTGAGCAAAGACCCGAAGCATCCGGCTAGTGACTTCGTGTAGCCACTCTTTGACAGGGCCATACTGATTCATCTCCGGGTCAGGAGCAGTCAGTCTCATCCACGGACGAGCAGGGCTAGTAGCACCCGCCATCAAGCCTGCCTCTAGGACCTGAAGTGCTCTAGTCGCAGTGCTATCAATGATGTTGTTATGCCGACGAGTGCCTCGGTTCCGGTCTGAGCTAAGGAATCGTCCGGTGCGGGGGAGGACAAACTTGCTCAACTCCTCCCAATGGCTCTCCCACGAAGAGAGTTCCGTCCAAAGCATTTGCTTACGAGCACGCATATGCTGGACTAGAGAGCGGTGCTCTCCGTTACCGATAGATACCTGTGAGTTAGGATACATATGTTAGTCTCCGAGGCTATACGACCCGCCTAGAGTTTTGTTTTGGTCACCGCCCGGTCCTGTCAAGAACGTGCTCGCAATGCCGGACTTAGCAGCCGCTCTCTTCTTAGCCAGAATCTTAGCCGCATTAGGCTTCTTCTTCTGAAGTGCTCGTTGAGCCGCTGCTTGCCGAAGACGCTCACTTCCAGCAGCAGACACGGCTTTTGCTTGTGCTCGATCTTGCCGTTTAAGGGCTGTCTTGGCACGCCTGTCAGCCTTCTTACCTTGCTCATGTTGTTGAGCAATACCTACGGCTGATACCACTGCCCCTATAACTGCTCCTACACCCATAATTATATCCTTTACCCGTTAGGGGCGTTGTTCACTTCAGGCATCTCTTTTCGAGCGGCTATCTGTGCTGCCCTAGATCTTTCACTGCCATAATCTTCATCAAGACCTAAACGCTTGTTGTCTCGCTTACGTCGCATTTCCCTTGTAACTGCGCTCATGTATTTGAAGCGTTGCTTAGATTTCCATTCTTCAAAGTTACCAGTAAACCCTGTCCGTTGAGCTTTGTCTGTGAAGGTAATTCCATATTGAGTGTCCTTGTAAAGACCTTGGTTAAACGGTGTGGGCTGCTCCATGGCTTCCCTTGTATTTTTGTGGGCTTTTTCTCGTGCCCTCGTCTCCGTGACGTAACCGTCTCCTTTAATGTCTGCTTCTGCCACTTCCCATGGAGCAGTAATAAACTTCATAGCACTACTTCCACGCTCATTTTTCTCGGCGTTTCTAGCTTTTTGATACCCTTGCTGCTCACTATCTAAGATGCCCCCAACAATGCCTAGCCCCTCTCTTTCTCCAGCAGCAAACTCTGATCGCCCAGTCATTCCCCCATCTTGGTTATAGATACCGCTGTAACTTCCTGACCATGCGTCTTGCGCTCTATTAAAAGGCCCATCAGGAAGTGGCTGATCCATACCTGCTAAGAAGTTATCGTTCTTATACTTCTGCAAAGATTGGGCATTTGAACGAATAGCTGAAGGGGGTAGTGACGGAGATGAGGATCTCGATTCGGACCCTTGCGTTGCAGATACAGCAGTGCTTGGGTTGTTCTCTCGTTTTTGAATGCCTGCAATCGGCGATTTTACCGCATTGCTATACGGGTTAGACGTAGCACGACTCTGCATTTGGCGAGTTCGATTGCGACTAAGAGCACCCCCATAACCCATGGTTCCCCCTCGGCCTATAGACCCGAACAGACTGGAAGATCCTTGAGATGTGTTGCCCATAGTTAGAACTCTTTGCAATAGATGGATGAAACTTGATCTCTCCGCTTATCAAGAAGCATCTCAAGGTTAGAGTTACATTTAGCGGTCCATAGCATACGGGAAACTCCGCACTCCTGAGCACTTTTCTCTGTGGACAGTATAAGTTTCCAACCTATAGGACCTCTACGATACGCGGGGTCTACATAAAGGCTGTCGTTGGTGGCTAGGATCTCGTCAAAGTGCCCGTGTCTGTAAATAACAGAGACGCTGTAGCCTATCATATGTCCGTCTACATAGGCACCCAGGGCGATTAGCATGTCTAAATCGTCTAATGCTAGGTATCGGTTGTTATCCGGCAGAAAGGCAACCCGGCTGTCTTCTAACTCCTGGCAGTGATCTTCAAACAGGTGCTGTCCGTCACTCCACAGGTCAATAAAAGAGACGGATCGTATTTCAAGGTTAGATATATCCATGACTTAGATGTCTTCGTAAGGGTCTCGATCCCACTCCATATTACGTTTGTTGGAGGAGGACTTAGCACCGTCAAACCTGCTGCTAGATTTTTGAATAGGGGTAGCAAACGTAAGTGCTAACGCATCTGCTAAGTCGGGGCTGCCTGCATTTTGCAGTCTCTTCTTAATTTGGTCTTTAGACTCAAGGACTCGCCTGCCGTGAGAGTCAAAACTGTAGGTAGGAGTCGCTAACTCTTGCTTGAGAGCCAGCATGTCGGGGATAGCCCCGCCCCCCTGTAACCAGTCACGCATCTCAAACCACATCTCCGTCCTGCGGTTTACGTGTAACGTGTGACGGTTGGCTCTACCTCCAAAGGGCACCTCTACTACGTGGTAGCCGAGCTGTTTAAGCCGGTCGATGACCCCTGCCCCGGCCCCGCTGTCAATGAACGTGGCTTCTGGGTGCCAGTCACCTATAGCCTGGGCTACAAGGTCCGCTAACTGCATGTTATCTACGCCTTGGTAGACCATGGGTGGGAACGCCTGTGGCCCCTGACGCTTGATAATGACGCTTCTATCGTCTCCGAATCGAGCAGGGTCTACACCGAGGACTCTAGGGGCTGCTACAAGGTCCCTAGCCCGGAACATCCTCTTAGCAGCAGTCTCGGTAAGGCTAAGACTAATAAGCTGATCGTCTCCTGCGGCAGCAAAGTCACACAACATCTCACGAGCAAAGACAGTTTCGCTCATCTCCTGCCTCATACGCTCGACTTCTGAGTGTGCGATGGCATCGGTATCCTGACAGGTAAACCTTGCCGCATACCATTCTGACCCCGGTTTCGCCATGAGGTTAGCGGCCCGGTAGTAAAGCTCAGAGAACAGGTTAATCCCCTGCGGGGTTCCAATGAACAGTGCCCACCCAAGACGGTCAGCAAGCGCAGGCTGCACGATCTCGTGCCACACCTCGGGCTTCATCTGGGCAACTTCGTCTAAGACCACCCCATCCAACCGCACACCCCGCATAGCGTCCGGGTTGTCAGCACCGTAGATCTTAATAGTGGCCCCGTTATGAGGGAACTTAACGGCTAACTCCCCCTCTTGGATAACGGCACCCCCCGCCGCAACGATCTTCTCAACCCTGCTTTTAAGCCGGGACCAAGCAATAGCCTTTGCCTGCTTTAGCTGGGGAGCAACATAGAAGAACGCCCCCAACTCATGTTTACAGTTCATCGCGCAATCAAGCAACTCCATCAGAGCCAACTCGGTCTTCCCCGCACGACGATGAAGCGCAAGGACAGTGAAACGCTTCTTACTCACATGACAGGACTGCTGCCAAGGACGAGGCGTGTAATCCAGTGAAACCGTTTCCTGTATACCCATTACTAGAAACACATAACTCTAACCCTCGTCAGAGGGTAAAAATAAATACGTAACGAGTAACCCTTCCCTACAAACAACAGGGGGTCTAAGGGAAGGGGGGGGTCTATTCAGGATCAGTCTGACTCTGAAGAGAAGCGATGATGGGATGTGGGGAGGTGTGTGGGGAAATAGAGGTGTGTGTTGGGGGGATATGTGGTTCCTCCTCCCCCGTCGCGCCGTCGCTCGCCGATGGTCGCCCCCCACCCGGGTCTGTTTCCTTTGCATCGCCAAGTGCTTCAACCTTCAAAGTGCTTTGTGATCCCAACCGTGGCACGCCCGTCGATACCGTGACTTGCACTTGCGCTCCGCCGTTACCCTTGGCCGCTGCACGTGCCGCTATCCAGGCATTTGCGGCATACCGTCTAGCGTCTATCCGCAACCGATCGACTGCCACCGTTTCCGGTGTAGCGTTATCGCCGATTGTGACCATGGTCTCGAGCATGCCAGCGATGCCGTTCTCGCGTGCGCGTGCGTAGGCTTGTGGGCGTCCTTCATCTTCCCCCCTCCTAATATGCCTATAAACCCGATCCGCGCTCACATCGTGTTGTAGGCACCATGACACCAACGTCCGTCCCTCTTCTATCCACGCCAAGCACGAACGCCACAAATGAGGCGGTACCGATGGTTTGGAGTCGCTCGCTAATTCGCTGGCATTCATGCACCGATCATGCACGCAATCCAAATATATTTCCAGTATCACCCCCGCCCTAAGTGTTACGCGTTACACACGTTAGCGTTACCCGTCACAATTATCGGCAAGAATCACAATAGGCAACGTTGCGCGGTTGCCGATGATCGAATAGCGTTTCGTAGGTCGATGGTGGCGATGGTCACCGGGACACTGGCTGTTTTACAACTAGGGTAATTAGCTTCGATCCTTGCGGATTGCGTTGCGCCAACTTCGACAACTGGCCCTCGTATCCTCCGATGCAACAGGGTGAGGAACAGACCAGCGGACAACGTCGGCAAGCGCATTGCGCCAGGACCCCGGCACCGTCAACGTAGACGAAACCGCCGAACGCCAGATCCAACGATCCAACTCATACCCACGGGAATGAGCTACGTTGGGAGCGCAATCGGTCAAAGTAGACCACGCCGCCACAATGAAGCGAAAACAGCCTAACGAGCGTCAATGGTGACGGAATCGGGGCTTGCCGATCTCG